CGAATGTTGAGATAACCATTAGTGTTCATGGAATTCGGACCGACAGATTGATCCATGGAGTTGAGGAATCCTTGAGGGTGAGCGAATTTCGTGACAAGACCAGCATTGAGAGATGAAGAGGCGTCCAAACGAACGTTGGCCAGACCAGTGACAGAAGTCAAAGCACCAGCCATTTTCGAATTGGGCGACCAGTATGCGATGAGGCGACCTTGATGGAATTGGGTACCGGAAATTTGGAAACTGAAATCGAAGCCAGTGTTCACGAACGTGTTATTCATGAAGGCCATGAGTGCAGGATTTACGGTAAATGCATGGGGAAACTGAGCAGAGTAAATGTAATCTCCAACAGCGGCGGTGGTGTCCCAAAATACTGTAGCGAGAGGAACAGAGTGCGACAAGTATTGTGACATTGAGAGTTCGCGTTGGGGAAGACAAGTCCGGAGGGCAAAGGCAGTGGTATCATGTTGATTAATGACACCGGTATCTACTGTAGTCGATGTTGCATTGAGGAGGGTTGTGAGATTGGATTGAGATTGAGCAGTGCACATGAGAACGGGCATAAGATCAGCACCACGATCTTCACCGTTTTGCCAAGAACTGAGTAGTCCTATGTTTCTCCTGGAGCCGACACACTCTGTAAGACGTAAACACGCCTTGCTCCTGATTTTGCCAGAAATCCACACGACGCCGTTCAAGGCAGTGACGTCGACGGATTGGCATTGAAGCCATTCTTGCATAAATCCTTGGAAAGTTTCACGACGAGGGGGTTGTCCTCTGAGCGTAAGCGCAGCGTTGACCGCATTGCTAAACTCATTGAACACTTCTTCTCCGTGATGAAACGCAGATTCCAGCGCACATGCCAGATTCTGATCAAGAGCTTTCCAGGCCTCTTGTCCGGTTGTGATCCAGTTGGCGATGTTTTTGATGACATCAAGCTCGAGTGGTGCGAGCACACCGCCTTCGATGGGCACGAAGTGACGTTTTAGGAACGTTAATTCGTGGAGTGAGTGGTTTTCAGCGCTCAACTCGTCCTCTTTGTTTTCAGGAGTCAGAGTC